TACCGCGCGGTCTATTGGACGCCGCAGCCTGATGGCTGGTCTGTTTGACGACCTATCGGCTGGCAAGTACCAGAAAGTGGCCCGTGGCCTCTTAGGACCGGCCTACGAACCGCTGGCGGCATTGCCGGGTCTGTTGGGCGAGTTCACGCTGGGTGCCGACCTTAGGGACTATCAAGCCTACGGCAGTGAAGCGGTACGGAAGGCCCTGCGCGGCGACTATGGTCAAGCTGGATCAGACGCACTATGGGCTGCGGCCTCATTGGCAGGCGTAGCCTTGCCGGGTCATGCTTCCATGGCTGATCCAAGAAGATATAAGGGCGCAGCGCCGGATCGCACGACTGGGACGGTGGAGAGGCACATCGCCCCGAAGGGAACATCTGCCCGTCTAACGGATTTACTGGGTCGATTTAGGACCGATAAAAAACTTAAAAAGAGCCTGACGGATGTTGTTAAGCGCGGCGTCAAGCGTGGCGGACTGGACTGGTATAATACTGAAGAACTTCGTGACCGATTTATTGCCGAGCTAGGCGAGAAGGCCGGTGATGCGGAATGGAAGCGGTACATGACCCTGATGGGGCCGACCAGTCCCAACCAAGCCGTACAGCCGAATTTAAGAACGGCCTCGTTTTGGCATACACAAAGCGAACCCGCCATGAAGAAGCGCTTGGCTGAATTTGAGCGTGGTGAAATGGTGCCGCCGAAAGGCAGTGGCTACGGATCACAAACGCAACGGTATCAATCAAGACTGTTGGGTAAGTTTTTTGAACATGGGCCGGAAGGCTTTCTTCACGATTTACCGGGCATTGTCGCGCCCAAACCGCGTGGCTTTGCACAGAGTTTGCGGGGCAACCCGATTAACATGGCGGCAGATAAGCACTTCACCCGCTTAATGGCGATGCAAGCAGGTAACCCTGATTGGCTGCACGGTTCCGCTACAATCGCTCACCGTCTTGTTGATAGCCTGAAGAAGGATTTCCCAGGCGTCGAGAAGTACATAAGAATGCGTAAGGTGAGCGGTAAGGACGTTCCATCTTTCAATGCAAAGAAAGCTGCGCGTGAATTACCCAACGGCGACGCCTTGGTCCGCCGCCTACGCAATGAGCCAACTGTCTGGGAAGACTTGCCTGGGGAAAATGAATACGCGGCATTTGAACAGTATATGGGCGAATTGGCCGAAGAGATGGGCATGACCACGCCGCAGCTCCAGGCCGCGTTCTGGGTAGGGGCGGCTGAAAAGACCGGGGTGCGCGGCGGCTCTCTGAATACTTTTATGAATATCTTTAATGAAAATTTAGAGAAACAGGCGAAGAAGCGCGGCATGACACCGGACGAGTTGTTCAAAAAGTTTGCCAGAAGGGAAGAGGCTCTGGTCGTACCGCTGGCTGCTGTAGGCACAGGCGGTCTTTTGGCCAGCCAGCAAGATCGCGAAGGCCCAAACGGGCTGCTTTATTAGTCGGTTAGATTTATATCGCCAATAGCAACACGGGCCTGGAACAGGGCTTCCAGTTCAAATTCAGTTTTCGCCTCTGGCATCGTGCCGCCGCATAACTGCTGGGCGTATTTTTCGATCAAATCACGCAAATGGTTCATGCGAATTTTATACCACGCGGAAATACAAATGCCCATCAAGAAAACCAAAGGCGGCTACCGTTGGGGAAGCCGCGGCAAGACATACAAAACCAAGGCAGGCGCGGCAAAACAAGCCCGCGCAGCCCATGCCGCTGGCTACAAGCCAAAGCGGCGCAAATAAGGCAGAAACATGGCCAAACTTGACGACACCGAAATCCATCGGATCGTGCAGAACGAGATCGATGACGCTGTCCTCTATCAAGAGGAGGAGCATACCGGGTTTCGGGATAAGGCGACCAACTACTACTACGGCGAGCCGTTCGGCAATGAAGTCGAGAACCAGAGCCAGGTCGTAAGCCGGGACGTCGCCGACACCGTTGGCTTTATTATGCCTTCTCTGATGAAGATCTTTGCCAGCAGCAAGGACTACGTCAGCTTTCAGCCGCGCCACCCTGAAGACGAAGACGCCGCCAAGCAAGCCAGCGAATACGTTAACTGGATCGTGACCGACCAGAACCCCGGCTACAAGGTCATCCAGAACTGGATGCACGACGCCCTGGTGTTCCGCCTTGGCGTGGTCAAGTTCTACTGGCGTGACCCGGAATTTGACGGCCCCGAATCCTACGACGGCCTGACCGAGAACCAACTGGCCATGCTGGTCAACGACCCCAAGGTCGAGATCCTTGAACAGGAAATCGGTTACGGCGGTTACGCCGACAACGAGGCCGACGAGGAATACGGCGATATGGCGCAGGCCCTGCCGCCAACCTATTCAGTCAAAATCAGAACCAAGTTGGAAAACGGCCAGTGCGTTCTGGAGAACGTGCCGCCCGAAGAGTTTCTGTATTCACGCCACGCGAAGTCCCTGGAAGATGCGGACTTCGTCGGCCACCGCCGCATGATGAGCGTCAGCGAACTGATCACCATGGGTTACGACCGCGACGACATCGAGCGGTATAGCGGCGGCGAAGAGAGCAACATGAGCGAGGAGGTGACGGCCCGCTTTCAAGATTTATCGAGTGGTGGCGGCGACAGCACTATCGACCCAAGCAGGCGCGAGGTCGAGTGCGTTGAAGCCTATATGAAAGTAGACGACGGCACGGGCGTCAGCGAGTTGCGGCGCTTCTTCTGCGTCGGCGCGGGCCGCGAGATTTTAGAAGACGAGCCATTTGACCAACTACCTTTTGCCACATTAACGCCACATTTGATCCCGCACCGCCTGGTTGGCCGGTCGGTCACCGACGACACGCAAGACTTGCAGTTGATCAAGTCCACGGTACTGCGGCAGATCATGGATGGTGCTTACCAATCTACAAATCCGCGAGTGATGGCGGTCGAGGGCCAAGTCAATATCAGCGACCTGATGGAGAACCGGCCCGGCAACATAGTGAGAGTCCGCGCACCGGGCATGGTGCAGCCGTTGCCGATACAGCCGGTCTGGCAGTCCACATTCCCGTTGCTGGAATACCTCGACAACGTGCGCGAGACCCGCACCGGGATCAGCAAAGCCTCTATGGGCTTAGACCCTGACGCATTGCAGTCAACTACGGCCACGGCAGTCGCAGCCACAGTCAGCGCAGCCCAGTGCAAAGTTGAACAGATCGCCAGGGTATTTGCCGAAACGGGCTTCCGCGACCTGTTCAAAGGCATCCTACGTCTGGTTACCCACTATCAGGATGCCCCGCAGATCATCAGACTCACTAACAATTATGTGGAAATGGACCCACGCGAGTGGACCTCCGGTTTCGATCTGATCGTGAATGTCGGCCTGGGCACCACACAACAAGATCAAAAATTAGCGTTACTCGCACAGATCGCTGGCAAGCAAGAACAGTTATTGCAAACACTCGGCCCAGCCAATCCGGTCGTGGGCGTCAATCAATATGTCGGCACCCTGCGCAAAATGGTCGAGGCTGCTGGCTTCAAGGACGCTGGACAGTTCTTTAACGACGTGCCGCCGGAAGTCGCGCAACAGATGGGCCAGCAAGAGCAACAGCCCGACCCGATGGCGCAAGCCGCCATGGCTGCGGTTGAGATCGATAAGGCCAAGGCCGAAGCCGACATCCAGATCAAGCGCGAGAAAATGGAAGCCGACATCCAGTTGGCCAGAGAAAAATTGCAGATGGAAATGCAACTCAAGCAGGCCGAGCTTGAAAACGAAGCGCGGCTGCAAGGTATCAAGTTGGCTAACAAGATTGGTGAACAGGGCACCAATATTAAGGCGGTGGTTTAGATGCCTATTGGAACCTGGGCACCACCGACGCCCGAATATCTGACTGCACCGGGTTTTGCCACCTACGCGCCCACAAGAGCCTACGCCTATTCCCCGACAGGCGGCGACTGGTCGGGCACTTATCCGAGCTATGGTGGCGGTGGCGGTGGAGGCTTGACATCAGGCGACTTCGGCGGCGGCGCGGACACCAGCACGCTGGGCGGCTTACTGTCGGCTGCATCCGTGCTTGGCGGTGCCAACAACCTGTCCAGTCTACTGACGGGCAAAAGCCTGCTTGACCATGCTGGCATCGATACCGGCAACCTGAACTGGGACGCATTGAATCCATTCAGTGACGTGCCGCTCAGTGATTTCTTCAGCACGTCGTTCGGGCCTAGCGATATGCCAGCGGGATTAATTGAGGCTTACCAGAGCGGCGCTATCCCAGAGATGCCCGGTGGCGCGTTTGGTGAGGGGATCGCACCAACGCTAGACGGTGGCTTACTTTCAAACGCCCCGGTTCAATCGTTGACGCCGCCAATGGTGGATGCCTTCCCGATGGTTGACCCTGCTTCAGTTGCCGCGCAACCTGGCAACCTAGGCCTGCCTATTGATGCCACTCAATTATATGGCGATGGCGGTCTGGCAACGTCAGAATTCGCCCCGACTTGGGCGGAACAAGCTCAGGCTATTCAGTCAGCTTATGGGACCACGACACCGGGGCTAACAACGGCGCAGCAGGCGGCTATGGACTTGGGCGGCATTCAGGCGCTTGGTTCTGGAGCAACGCCAACGATTGCACAGCAAGCGGTTATGGATTTAGGCGGTATTGGCGCAACGGGCTTTGGAGCAGCACCAGCATTTTTAGGCACGACTTACCTTGGCGCTCCAATGTCGGGTTTCGCATCCGGTGCCCTAACAGGCGGCGCACTCGGCGGCCCAGGCTCTGCCGCTGCCGGTTCATTTGCAGGCGCAGCTTTGCCGCTGGCCTTAGCGATGTACGGCATGCGACGCATGGCCCCAGATCCGACCGCTGATCCCAGAATGGCTAACCAGCTAGAGAACTATTTCCAGCGTGCGTTGCAAGGCCCAGAACAAGAAGCGCTCGAACTGGAAAATCTAAGGCAACAAGTCTTTCTGAACCCAGCATCGATTGAAGTCATGAAGAGAGCCGCGGAAGGCGGCGTGCCCGGCGCAGTTCATACATCCGGCGGAACCAATATCGTGCCGTGGGTGGGCGATGTCCCTGCCAAGTTTAGGGAGTTCCTACCAGAATTGGAGCGGGTAGCGGCTGAGAGTGGGCTGGCTCAACATGGCGGCATGTACAACATTGGTGAGTATGGCCTGATGGGATCACCGCCAAATCCGTATGGTGAAAATACGAGGGTATTTGATCCAGACACGGTGACTTGGCAGGCTCCGCCGCCACCGCCGCCAGACCTTTCCCTTCCTGAAGACGAAAGGCGAGTGAAGCCGAAGAAACAATCTTATCCTGACATGTTCCTAGGCCCATGAACCGCGAAGAGGAAATCGCACGCGGCAAAGCCGCCGAGTTGCTTCTTCGAAACGAACTGTTAGCGGAAGCATTTGAAACATTGGAATCGACCTACACGGCTAGTTGGAAAGCAACAGCCACAGGTCAAACGGACGAGCGTGAGAGATTATTCGCGCTCACCACAGCCCTGCGCGACGTGCGCGGGCACATCGAGCAAATCGCCGTAACAGGCGAACTCTCCCGGCGGCAACTAGGCATCGACTAACCGCCACAATCGAAAGGTTAATTAATTATGGCTGATACCAGCATCCCTGAAGGGACTGGCACCGGCCCGCTGTCTGTAAACAGCGCGGTCGAACACCTTCTGTCTATACCGGCTCCAGAACAGGAACCTCCGGTCGAAGCGGAAGAGCAACCAGCGCCGGAAATACTCGACGCTGGCACAGACGACGCCGAGGACGACGCGCCCGTGGAAGCGGCAAACGCAGACGCCGAGGATGACCAAGACCAGGTCGCAGACGACGATGACGACGACAGTGATGAAGCCACCATTGACTACTACACGGTAAAGGTTGCCGGTGAGGATGTTGATGTATCGGCGGACGAGCTGATCGCTGGCTATCAGCGTGGTGGCGACTATACGCAAAAGACGCAGGCATTAGCTGCCGACCGTAAAGCGGTCGATGGCGAACGCCAGCAATTTGCGCAGGCGAGCCAGGAGCTTTCAGAGATGAGAGCGCACCTCGCCACCAGGCTGCAAATGGCCGACGAGATGTTGCAGACAGGTGCCGGGGAACCGGAACCAAACTGGGACCAGTTGCGAGACGACGACCCAATGGAATACATGGTTCAGCGGGATCAGTTTCGTGACCGTCAAGAAAAACAACGCCAAGTCCAAGAAGAACGGGCAGCGTTGCAGGCCCAGCACACCGCCGCTACGCAACAGCAGTGGGCGGCGCATCTCCAGAATGAACACGCAGCACTTCTTGAGCGAATACCCGAATGGCGGGATAACGACGTGGCGGCGAAGGAGAAATCCGACGTCATCACATACGCCCAGCGCTCCGGATTCAGTGAGCAAGAGCTAAGCCAAGCATCTGATAGTCGGGCAATTTCGATTTTGCGTAAGGCAATGTTATTCGACGCCTTGCAGAACGAAACGCCCAAGGCCAAGGTCAAAGTCAAGAACGCGCCCCGAATGGTTCGCGCTGGCCGACCTAAAAGCAAAGCCGAAAAATCCTCAAGGCGGCAGGCTGACAAGCTCTCCCGCATTTCACAAACCAAGGGCAGAGATTCTATGGATGCAGCCGTTGAATATCTGCTTGAACGATAGGAGGTGCCATCATGGCAACCTACACAACCTCGTCAGCTATTGGCGAAAAGGAAGATTTGGTTAATGTCATAACCAGAATCGACCCAGACGAGACGCCCATTTTCTCGAATGCCAAACGGGAAGTAACTAAGGGCGTGTTTCACGAATGGCAGGTCCAGGAATTAGCAGCCGCAGATAATGGTAATGCTAAAAACGAAGGGGCCGATTATTCGTATGTTAACCCAACGGCTTAATTTGTAGGCCCGTTACGTCGCAAGGCGTGACTGAAAATTCCGTGAATTGCTGGGAAGTCTCTCCGAGATAATCAGCAGCCAAGCCCGCAAGGGAAGGTTCAACGACTATCCGAAAGGAGTACCTGCCAAGCGGCGGGGAAGCGCGGAACACCCCACCGGGGTGATAATATAGTCTCATCTGCATGGCGACATGCAGCGGCCCTGAGGGGCGGGGATGGTTTAGCGAACTGTCCTGAAGATAATGACCACAAGATTGGGTAACTACCATCAGATCTCGGCCAATGCCGCCAGCGTATCCGGCACATTGGACGCGGTCGATAAGGCAGGCCGTGACAAGGAAACGGCCTACGTTAAGCTGCTTAGTATTTTTGGGTAGCCTGTCTGGTAACAGGCAGCAAACAACTGGGTGAATTGCTGGAACATCCTAACGCATGATGGCGAGGACAATCAGCAGCCAAGCCCCTGCGGGGGAAGGTTCAGAGACTATTCCGCTAGGAAGTAGGATTAAGCAATCCGAAGCGCCCAGCCCCTCATAGGGTGAAGATATAGTCCGCTCTGTATGGAAACATGCAGCAGTCCAATATTGGACGGGCAGGGTTTTGCGAACTCTGTTGAACAAAAGGCAAAGGGTTAGAGCAAAGACGCGACATTGAGAAATGTCTCATCACTGTTGAAGCGCGTAATGCTTCGGACACTCGTAAAGCCGGTAAATTGGCTTCGTACATGACAAACCAGAGCGTGATTTCGCCGTCTACGACAGCGACGGGCGATGGTTCAAATGTCAGCGATCTCGCCGGGACTAACGCAGCGTTGACGTTGGCTAAAATCGATACGGCCATGAAAGCGGCCTACACCGATGGCGGCCAGCCCGACATGATGGTGGTTAGCCCCACCAACAAGGTCAATTTCTCCGACCTTAATTCGGGCAGCGCAGTGACCAACCAGTTGCACATGACTTCCCCGAAGGAAGCCACAATCATCGGAAGCGTTTCGATGTATTTGACGGATCAAATTCACTAGCCGAGGTCCGTCTAAAATTCCGTGAATTGCTGGAAGCCTAAACCGTAAGGCAAGGTAATCAGCAGCCAATCCTGTCAGTAATGGCAGGCAGGTCCAGAGACTAGGTCATGGAGTCCCACCGGGACGGTAAAGGCCCAAGAGCGCGGAACACCCCATCGGGGTGATGATATAGTCCGACACCCATCTAAAGGTGGGAGCGGGGATAAAGAGCCTCGCAGTGAACAGTAAGTTCGGCATGTTGAATGTAACGATTGACAGGTTCTGTGCGGATGATCGTCTGTTCCTTTTGGACAGCGACCACTACAGCATCGGTCATCTTCCTGGCCGTATGTTCTCGGTTTCGGATGTGGCTCCTTCTGGAGACACAAGTCGATTCTCAATCGTGAGCGAATGGACTCTGATCATGAAAGCCCCCAAGGCTCATGGCGGAGTTTACGATTTGTCTACCTAGTACCAGTACCTATAGGGGGAGGCTTCGGTCTCCCCCACCTTTTTCCAGCGGCTTAGGCCGCTTTTTTTATGGCGAGGCCATGGGCAAGAAATTACTTACATCTGATC